AGGAGTAGGTGTAGGAGTTGGAGTTGGTGTTATTGCTGTTGGTGTTGGTGTTGGGGTTGGTGTGGGTGTTGCTACAGTAGAAGTTGGTGTGGGTGTTGGAGTCGCTGCAGTAGGAGTTGGAGTTGGTGTCGGGGTTGGAGTTGGTGTTGGTGTAGGGGTTGGAGTTGGAGTTGGCGTTGGAGTTGCTTCAGTAGGTGTTGGTGTTGGTGTAGGGGTTGCCGTTGGCGTCGGAGTTGCCTCAGTAGGTGTTGGAGTTGGCGTCGGAGTTGCTGTTGGAGTTGGAGTTGCAACAGTAGGAGTTGGTGTGGGTGTAGGTGTTTCAGTTGGACTCGGTGTAGGGGTTGGTGTTGGGGTACCTGTTGGGGTTGGAGTAGGTGTTGGAGTAGGTGTTGGTGTTGGGGTTGCTACTATAGCTACCCAAGCCTCATAAGGAGGACATTGGTTAGAAGTATATGATTCTAAAGGAGTTGTTTGAAATTGGTAATAAGTTAAACCTTCTTCTTTAGTAACAATTTTATCACCAGTGGGTGCTGGATTAGATGGATTAATCAAGGTGCCCATTATGGCTAAATCATCCCATGTTACTAAATAACCGTTTATTCTCACTATTTAATTATTTAAGTTTTGACTCTAATTCATTAACTTTTTGGGTTAATTCTTGCACTGCTTTAATTAAAACACCAACAGTTGAGTTAGTATCCATTACATTTTGATTTAATGTAGATAATTCAACAGGTGTGTCTTCAGCAATAAATCCAATATGTTTATTAGTTAAGTCATTTAAATAATTAAATTCAACTACACTTATACTATCTAGTAAATTTATAGCTGATTTTTCAAATGGAATAATATTTGTTTTTAATGTGCGACTTGAATTTTGGAAGAATGATTGTGCATTTATTGAACCAGAAACACTTAAAGAGCCTGTAAGAACTAAAGTAGTACCATCAAATGTAAAATTTTGTTCACCGTTAATTGTATTTGTAGTACCTGTTGCTGTTAAAAGATAATTATTTGAGTTATTATTAATAGTAACACCATTTAAATAAAGTTCACTCCAAGCTTCAGCAGGATTACCTGAACCAGTAATTGGAACAAAATCATCATTTTCTCTAGTTTGTGTTGGATCCAACCAAACCATTTGTTGTGCAGCACCACCATTTATAAATTGAGAAGCACTTACTTCTGTATTTGAACCTGATATTTTTGGTTTTAATTGATAGAACTTTTTACCAGTAATATCATATACAATCATACCAAACTTTCTTCTACCTGATGACCAACCATCAGTATTCATTACTGAACCAATTGGTATGCTATATATATAACTACTAGAAGGAAATTCTTGAAATCCCCCTATACCCTGATGAGAAAGATGCGTACCATAAAAAGACGCAGATGTTTGAGTGGTGATGGGATTAAATAATTTAAATCCTCCTCCTTGTATTGGGAAAAGTGCCATATCTTTTTATTAATTATTTTTTAACATGTATTAACTTTAATTGTTGCTGTTGTTCCTGGTGTTTGTAAACCTAACCATCTATACATTCTGTATGAGGTTCCATTATAAGTAAATGTACTTTGAGCATTTGAAGTAAGACCTCCAACAGGTTCTACTGCATAAGTAGCAGATGTTACTGTGTCTATTACATCAGTTATAGTACCCATCGATACTGGATGGATGAAGTAAGCAGCAAGTTCTGGTGCTGATTGGGTTGATCCTTGTGCCCAATTCATATTGTATGTAACAGAGGCTTTATCAGCACATACATTATGTGTATAAGCTGTAATTCTATCACTTTGTGATACTCTTCTTGCGATATATGTACCAAATTGTTCACTACTTCCACTATATCTAAATGTAATCGATCCAGTTCCAGCTGGGTTATAAGCAATAAAGTCATTAGTAGCATTTGTACTAGATGGGGCAGCATAGAATAAATAAGAAGTTGGGATTGGTGTTGGGGTAGGTGTCGGGGTTGGAGTTGGTGTAGGAGTTGGAGTAGGTGTAGGAGTTGGTGTTGGTGTTGGCGTTGGAGTAGGAGTTGGTGTTGGAATTACAAGACAAACATTATTTGTACAAGCTCCAGTTGATACAACTTTTATAGCAGCAGTACCATCAGGTACTGTTGTAGAATAACCGCTTCCTGTAATAGATGATCTAGGTACATTTGTTGCAAAAGCAGACCCACTACATGATGTACAGTTACTAGATGTACAAGTATATAAATCAAAAGGGCCTGTATCAGATCCGGCTGTTGTTAAAGTTATTATTATAGGAAGTGCCATGTATCAATAAATATTGTGATTGAATTAAATTTTATTATATCTATAAATATTTGAAGTTAATTAGGATGGTATTAAGTTAATATTGCCGTTTAAATCGCAGTTAGGAACTGCAGTGGGGGTTGGTGTTGGTGTAGGTGTTGGGGTTGGTGTCGGTGTAGGTGTAGGCGTTGGCGTAGGAGTCGGAGTTGGAGGAATTAAAGAAACATTACCCGCTAAATTACAATTTAGTAAAGTAATTTCACCTGCTAAAGTACATATAGGTGTTGGAGTTGGAGTAGGAGTTGGAGTTGGAGTTGGGGTAGGTGTTGGGGTTGGTGTAGGCGTTGGTGTAGGCGTTGGTGTAGGCGTTGGTGTAGGCGTTGGTGTAGGAGTTGGTGTTGGTGTTGGTGTAGGGGTTGGTATTGGTGGTAATGATGTAGGAGTTGGGGTAGGTGTAGGGGTTGGGGTTGTTATTGGTGTTGGGGTTGGAGTTGGTGATGGAGTTGGGGTTGGCGTAGGAGTTGGTGTTGGGGTTGGCGTTGGAGTTGCTACTGGGGTTGGTGTAGGAGTAGGAGTTGGTGTAAATGGTGTTGAAGAAGCAATTAAAGTAAAATTACATCCAACGTTTATAGAAGTTGCAGAAGCAGCAAAATTACAATTAGTAACTTTAAGTAAATTAATTGTTATTTTAGCTTTATTACTAAGTACATTTCCACAACTACCTGTTATTGTACCATATATACTATAATATGTTTCGTAAGTTCCTGGGGTAGTTGTATTTAAAATAATATTATTTGTACTTCCACTCTGAACAATATAAGGACTTCCAGATAATATTAATGTTGAGTAATCAACAGTTGTATCTCTGCTATCTATATAACTAGCAATACTGCTAGAATTTATAGTATTATTATAAAAAGTAAAAGTAGCTGGTTTAGTTAGTGTTGGAAGTGGGAATATTCCTTGAAAAAGAGGATCTGTAATTATTGCTAAACCATGAGCATAAAATATATTTCCTACATGATAATAACCATAATAATAAAGATTACCAAAACCATCATCTGTAATATTGTATATAGATGAGGTTAAAACAAAAGTATTTGGTAATACTTTACTACCGTATATATCTTGGTTAATTGCAAGTACTCTAATACTAGAGTTAGTTCCTGTTGGAAAATTCTTAATTAATTTAGGATTATCATTGTATATAAAATACGATGATGTAGGGCGTTGTTGAGAAGCAGATTCATAAAATAATGAATTTGCTAATGAAGATGTATCTAAAGAGGAAGAATATGATTGGTAAAATAACTCATTTATTTGAGCATAAACCAATCTTTCATATTGACCTTCAGTAATAGGGTCAGTATTAGCATCAAAACTACTTGTTAAATTAGTTCCTTTATAAATTGTAAAATACTCTGAAGATGTCGGATACGAGCACTGGTTTAAATTCCACTGCTTGTTAGCGGCATACGGTACGACCGTAACGTCTGATTTGCTTAGTTTTTTGAACGCCGACATGCATTAATAGTCTAATTTAATTCTAATTAAGGCTTCCTTGGTAAAATCTTTTGTTAATGGTCTACTTAATTTAGCAACTGCCAATAACTCATTATTATCATTGTACATACCTACTGTTGTAACGTATGTTTGTGGATTGTTAATTAAAGTTGTGTATAATAAGTTACCATTTGCATCTATAACAGATGGGTTTGTTGTATAGTTAAAATCACTATTCTTTACTCTTGTAAAGAAATAACGTGAAGAAACAGTTTCTTGAGATCTTAATTGGAATGAAGAACCTGCTACTATTGAATTGTAAAGTTTAATATGATTGTTTTGAGCAGAACCAGTAGCTGTTCCTAATGGAGCAAAATAAGGTAATAAATTTACTGTTGTTGAAGAAGTAGCATTTAAAACAATAATATCTAAATCAGGGAACATCATTCCATAATAAGAAGATGATGCTGCTGCATTCCAACCAGTACCGTTACTACCACTAATAATGTAAAATACTCTATTTTCACCAATATAACGAGTTAAATTTGTAGTACCACTATCATCTGTTAATCTAATTGTACTACTACCACTAGTTAAAGTTAAATTAAATGAACCTGGTAGTAAAGATTCTTTGTAGCGATTACGAGCTACATTAATAACAAAAATATCACTTCCTGTTGTAGCACCATTATCAAAAGAAAAATAAGCATCTTCAGTACCATAAACTAGATTTCTATACTCACCATATACGATACGAGAAGGTGAAGCACCAGTTACAGCAGAGTTAATCAATTTAGAGCCTCTGCCACTAATGTTACCATATTGGATTGAAAATTGTACTGAAGAACCAGAACACAATTCACAGTTATTGTAAACATCTAAGTAATATTCTGTATAAGTACTAGCTGTAAAGAAGTTACCTATAGTGTTGTTATCTCCACTCCACAAACCACGTACTACGGTTTCGGAGCTAATTACTGAATCTTCTGGGTTATATCTTGAAAATGACATATGTTAAATTAGATTGTTGATACTTTTTGAATATTCAAAGGAATTGTAATTCTAGCACCACTATCTCTACCAATTACTGTAATTGTTGTAGTTAATTGTGTTAATGTAGAACCAAATAATGTATTAATTGTTGTACCTGTTAATGTAAATGAAGTACCAATTTGAGTTACTGATAATACAGCTCCTGTAGTTGTATTTAAACCTTGAACTGGTGTTGTTGTAGTGATACCTGTTCCTGAGAATGAAGATACTAAACGAGAATCAGCAATTGTAGCTGTATATCCGTTTGCTTCAAATGTACTTGTTGAACCTAAGTAGTTCAATGTTTGTGGAGTAATTGTTAATGAAGCACCTTGACGTAATGCGATATTATTATATCCAATATTAATGACTGGTAATTTTGAAGTACCACGAGGTAAAGTTACTAACTTATATCTCATGATTTGTGATTCATTTGGAATCGCTTCTAATACAGGTACATTTTCAATTGCTTCACCGTAGAACGCAGATCCAGATGGGTGATTAGGATTATACAAAGTATAATCAATCTCGTCATCAGCCAATGCGAATTGAGTAATTTGAAATGAACCATCGTTACGAGCCAATAATTCGCGGCCCTTCGTAGTTAATATTGCATCTACAGTTACTGTTGTAGGATTTAAAATTGCCATAATTCTTTATGTTGTATATACTAATAAATATGTTAAATTACCAAATATTATCCAAAGGTTCCACCACTAATATTATCTATTGCTGATTGTTCGTTAATTAATTTTTGTTTTACCTCTTTAGTTATCGTGTCTATATTAGCTAAAACTTCAGGTGATATATCATTTGGTATTAAAAAACCATACGATGTTTTTCCATCACGTTTTTTAAATGTTAAATAAGCACTTGTTTCATCTTCTAGACGTGATAGTATTAAGAAAGATCTATAAGCACCACTACCTACGGTTAAATCATTTCTTAAAAGTGTTGATAAAGGGGCATCTAATTTTATTCGTAGTGAGCTAGTTCCGCCTCCTGTTACTTCTAATATTCTAGATTCTATATAAGTACCGTCTGATAGATAAACAACTAGTATATCTTGTGGTTTAATTATAAACGGATAATCTACATCTCCATAAGTACCATATAAAGTATTTACAGATCCAGTAAGTGGATTAGGTACAAAAGTGTAACCACCTCCATAAAAACTTGATAAAGCATCATCAAATATAATTACACTATCTGATCCAGTAATAGAAGAAGAAATAGCCATTGAGGATGAATTAAAATACGGACATTCTGTATCTGCATATCCTGTTGATACTGAAAGTGAGCTTATGAATAAGCTACCAATATTATCAAAAGATGCTGTTATGTTATTAGTTGTAGAAGAATCTTTTTTAAATCTTATGTTTAATTTATCATTTTTATCTACACTTATAGTGCTAGAATCTAGTGGAAATGTTACAGTTTGTGATCCTGCAGGGGTGTCAAAATCATCTATTCTATACATCTCCCAATCAAATTCAAATCTAGTAGTAACACTAGCAAAAGGACAATCTACCGGTGTTATTATTATACCACTAAAATTATACAAACTATACCAATCACCACTACCACCACCAAAAGTACAAGAAGGGGATCCACTACCCGTTAAAAAATATGAATTCCATTTTGTAAATGTAGTTCCAGCTGGGTAGTTTATACCGCCTGCAAGAATAGATTTATTACTAATTACGGTAGTTGGAAATAATGCTGATTGGTAGCTGTATAAAGTATATTGGCCCGCAGAAGCAGTAGCTTCATTTAATATATTAATAGTTTGTTGAGTTGAAACTAATGGGGTATTAGATGCATTTTTATATACCCCCAATGACCAAACTGAATTACCCCCCTCAGGCATATTGATAGTCATAGTTAATGAACCACTAACTTTATGGTTACCTCCTTCTTGAACTGAATACGTTGGATATTGAGACAATGTACCTGGTTTAAGGTAACTTCCTCCTAAATTTATACTATCAAATATATTGTAAACTTCACTTGCAGATAAAGGATAATTGTTAGTAGAAAATCCACTAATTGTTCTAGAACCAGTTCCTGATGTATTAGCTAAAGCTAAATAACTATTAGATGATCCATTAAACTGGAAGTAAATTTTATTGTTAGCACTACAAGTAGGAAAATATAATATTGGAGAGTAAGTATATCCACTATCAAAAATATCTTTAGTACCGTCTGTTGTCTTTTGATTACTGAATTTCTGGTTATCAAATTGAGATACATCTAAAGTAGTACTTTGTATAAAAGTATTTTGAACTTCTTGCCAATGTTTATTACGTAAATTTAATTCAGTTAAACCACCAAACTCATCTACTAAATATAATAATCTAACGTTATTACGTCCTGGTAAATAGGATGATGAAACTATATCTGTAAATAAACCTAATTTACGTGAATTATGGTCTATAGTTGCTGTTTTACCAAACGAGGTGTCACCATTATATGTTGATGAAGCACTAGTATAAGTATTATATGTTAAGCTAGATAATTTAACACCTTCATATCTTGATAATTGATGTGTTCTTAAAGATTCATATGAATCCTGCAATTCAGCTGGTGATAATATACTTTGTGTTGTACCAAAAACATATTGTATATCTTGTCTAGTAGATGATATTAAACTACTAGAGACGTTATTGAATAATACGTTAAAATCAGAATGTAAAAATTTATTTAAATTAGCACTTTCACTTACAGTATGTTGAGCATTCCAAGACCCTGTTGAACCTATTAAGTAAGGATTTATACTTGAGCTTTCAAAATACTTATAAACATTTACATAACTACCTGTTAAGTTACCATCATAATAAGCTACTTTACTACCTGATAATTCGTTATATAAAGTAGTATATTCAGTTGATATACCAACTCCATCAATTGTACCTTCATTTGTTTCTATTTCAGATGTAGAAGAAGGGTTAGCATAAGACCATTTATTTCTTTCTAATACAGGGGAAGCAATAGTAATACCTGTTGATAAATTTGCTCTTGCAGGAACAAAATCCTGTAGCATCTTAAATAATGAATTATCAAAAAACTGAATTAGTCTAATAAAACTGTTATAATCAGTTGCATTGATATATTCTGTACCTACAGAGCTACTAAAAGGAACTATAGATGCTGTTAATGGAGAATAATATTTTTGACGCTCAACTTCTAAAGTTGGATATGAACTACTATATTGGGTTCTAGGATCACCAATAAAATCATCTAAACTCCAAGTAGCACTTGCTGAAGCTGCAATTGAAGCAGAAGCAAATATATCAATTTTTTCTTGTGGTGAAAACGAAATATCAACATAATGAAGATCATTTGTTCTAAACTGAGTAGATGATGTCGGATATGATTGTAAACTAATAAATGGAGATAATACGCTTCCTGTAATAGTATTAGATACAATTCTTACTTTATCGTTATTGAATTCATCTAGTAATCCTGCTTTAGTATCACCACCATATTCTTTAACTTGTAGTGTACTACCAGTAATACCAAAAGTTGATACTAATGTTTGTAAACCATAAGTTGTACCTTTAGTTTTTAATAGTAAAGGTAGATTATGGTAAATTCTTTTATATGATTCAGCAAGTAAATCTTTACGTGGAATTGTATTTAAGTAAGAACCTGTAGAAGTAAAATTATTATCCCAAGTAGCACTTCCACTTTGTCCAACTAAGAAAGTAACATTATCTGAGTCTCCATATTGGTTATATAGTTTGGTTCCTAATGATTGCAATTGATAATATACTAAATCTTTAGAAATACCCTGTTCTAGATTATTATTTGCTAAATTTATATCAGTTACAGCTTGTAAGAAAATCCAAACATTATCAAAATAATGACCAACCATATCTACAAAAGTAATATATTGCTCATTATTGGTATCATCTTTAATAAAAGATGGTAGTGTATTAACTATATAGTTTGAATTATCGTTATCATATGACTCTGCACTTCCCGTAGCAGCTTCATACCAACTATTAGCAGATGACGTACTAGCTTGGATGTATGGTAATGATGAATTAGTTTTAGGCCAAGTATATGAACTTGATTCAAAATATAAATAATATTCATATCCATCAAATTGAGATATGATAGTATTAATTGCGTTTTTAGAAGATGTTATTTCAAAAGATAAACTACTAGTGGTAGAAACGTTAGGTGTATAAGTAGATATAAGACTATTATAATCTTCAATTTGTTTTATTTTACCATAAAAATTAACCAATCTTTGTTTTGCTGAACTAAAGAATATAAAATTATTATAGTCAGTATAATCAACATTAATATCAATACTTTGTGAAGTAATTAAACTTAAAAGTTGTTGATAAGATGAAGTAGATACATTTTGTACACTATTAATTAAACTAGTATATGTTTGGTATGAAGTAGCTACATTATTTTGATTTGGTATATTAATACCAAAATTAGGTCCTCTTAATTGTGGGATTGGAGGTGGTAAAATTAACTTATCTAAATTAATGTCAAAAGAATATGGATTTACTTTTTCTTCAACAACCCATAAACTTATTTTTTCTTGAATATTGTCTGGTAGTGGTTGATATAATTTAAATAATATTTCGTATCCTGTTTCTACTTTATTTAAAGCAACATTAACAGCTAATACTTGAACGTTATTACCAAAATTAATTAAAAAATCAACAAAATAAGAAGAACCAGACATCTGGTTCATAAGGGTTAAAGAGCCACTTTCAATTTGTTCATTAGTGAGGATAGTTGATCCTACTCTTAATTCAGTTCTATCTGCAGATATTTCTTTTAAAAATAAACCTGCACTTGGATCTGAAACTTGATTAGAAAAGAAATTATATTGAACTTTAAATTCGCCTGATGAATATCCTAAGGCTTGTAAATCACTAACAGGATCAATTTCAATTATTGGTAAAGTTGAAATAGACTGAGTATAATTAGAAACAACACCAACAGCATCTTCATAGGGGGCTGGGTTTAATCCATATGTAGGAGGTAATTTAAAATTTTTATAGTTATAATTTATATTTAAAAGATTACCACCCGCATCATATATAAAATATTCTATATAATCATTCTGTTGACCAAAATTTTCTTGTATTAATCTAGAAGATAATAAACTAGTATCCTCACTATTGTAGCGAGATAATTCTTCTGTATTTAAAATTGAACCTACTATTTGTATATTGTTCGCCATTATTTTTTAGTCAAGTCGTTTATTGTTTGTTGTGCTTCAAGTACTTGTTGTCTTAATGATGTAATTTCATTTAATAATGCTTGAATATCATCTTGACTAATACTAACACCTAAGTAATCAGCTTCACGTTGTAAAATATATTGATGTGAATTAATATCTCCTTCTTTTGGAATTTGATAAAATAATTCATCATATAATTGAAAAAAATCATCTATAGTAAAAGATAAAGTATCTTCAGTAGCCCCTTGATTTATTAATTGGCTAAATTGAGTATCAATTACTCTACTATAGGTATCTTTATTAAATACAGTTTTTTGTACTGGTATTTGAGACATTATCTTATAACTTTAAAAATGTAATCTTTATCCATTACTACTGTCTCACCATTTGATAAAACAGATTTAATTAAAATTTTATAGTAACGTTCTGGTTCTAATCCATTCATATATACTGTAAAGAAATTACCAGTTGAATTACAGCTAATTTTAGTACCTATAGTACTATAATCTACGACAATTTCTTCGGTATCCAAGTCCTTTATTGACCAATATGAAGAAGAAGGTAAACATTTTGTAGGTGTAAAACTTAATGATGTTCTAAAAGCAACTGGTGGGTATAAATCTCTAACAGATATTCTAAATCTTTGAACTGAATCTTGTTGATATTCAGCTTTATTATTATTTATTACAGCTGCATAATAGCTAGATGTAACTGTACTTAATGATCCTGTAGAATATGAGCTATCATCCCAATATATGTCTAATGAAGGTGGATATATTGTATGTGTATTTCCTGAAAAATATTTTAGTTCGTATTTAGAAGCTGTTGAAAATTCATAAGATGATTGGTGTTTAACTATAAAACCATAGTTAATTATAGTATTATTATGCCATGCATTTACTACCTGTGTTACGTTAATATCTGTATCTAGAGGGAGAATTTGGGGCAAAAATTGTTGTGAACCATACCATAAAGATGAAGTCCACCAAACACCACCTCCAGGATTAGTAGAATAAGATGATGTTGTACCTGTAGGAAAACTACTTGTAGGCCACGGATTAATGCCATCTTCAGATCTATACTCCCAACTAACACCGTCTGTAGTAGCAGGAACATTTCCTAATCTACCAGTACCATGACTCCAGTCTTGAGACAAGGGGTGACTTTCTAATGTAAAATTGGTTGGTACTGAACTTCCATTAGTTAGATACAATTTTAGAGAAGCTGAAAAATTACTGCTTGAAACTAAATTCATAGCAGTATTAATCGAAGAAAGAGGAAATTTAATTAAAGCACGAGACACCTCGTTACTATTATTAATAGATTCAAGTGTACTTATTTCTAATATTTCATCATTACCCGTGTTTAGTGTTGGGTAAAGTGAGTAAATTGTAGCACTCTTTTCGGGGAATATTTTATAAACTGCCATAGTTAGTAATTACTACATATAAATATGTTAAATACCAAACTATTTTACGCTAATAACGTGTGATATTCTTTAAAATGCTTAATGCGATCAGCTAAACCAATAGTACCACCATTAACACGCTTAGTGATTTGTGTAACAACTGCGTCAGTTGCACCGCCATCTGCTAATTTATGCAAACCGTTTTTATTGAAAAACCATGCAGCTGATAATAATGCATATTTTCCTGCTACTACTGTCGGATCTTTAGTTAAGTCTTCATTAATAGATTTACCAAATGCAGTGTAATTATCTTTACCAGTTAATTGGATATAACCACGACCACAATACTTAGCACCATCACCCGTTGCTTCAGCGCCATTACCCATTCTGTTACCATATACTTTGTTAGCAATTTTTTCTGGTTTGCGCTCGTATTGTTTAGCTAGGGCTTCAGTTGGGAAATATTTTTTAAATATACCCATTAAACCTTTAGCACTATAATTTAAATTTTCTTTTGTTAAACGGAACCCACCAGATTCATGACCACATTGGGCTAAAAAGTGAGCTAAACGTAATGGGGTGTTGATTTGAAATTTATCCATTACAGCAGGAATTTGAGCTATTACAGCATCAGGAACATGTCCTTTTAATTTTTCTAAATTCATATTTTTAATTTTTAACTTACTACTACTCTACCTTGAATATCTGTGTTAGGAAATCTAACTTCAAATATAGCTGGGTCTAACGAGGGATAAATATTACCATTTTTAGTTGCACCTGCAATATCATATCCATATTGTGAATAATCTCCTCCTTGTTTATTTACTACTTCTAATTTAATTATAGATTGTACACCTTTAATTTGTAATAATTTAGAAGAAATTTCTGATAGTGTTATTGGTTGGTTTATTTGCCAATTATCTATATTAAAATAGTCTTGTAAAGTAGATATACAAGATGTTAAAACATCTTTATTAGAATATCCACTTAATACAGTTATATCAAAATTAATACCTATGTTAATATAATAAGCGTTTTTAATGTTAATAGCGTCCGTAACCATTCTATATTGGTTAATGTATGTTACTAAATTATTTTTCAATGTATCGGAAGCTGTTGTTATTTGCTTATTACTATTATAAGATAAAACATATAAATCCAATGCTAATGGATTATTTTGTTGGTTATAAGATACGGTTTGTTGAGGATTATTATATAAATCTTGAGAAATATAAGCCTTAGAAACAACACCATATTCAGAAGGCATTGACAAAGCTCTTACTATATAATCATCTTTAGTTACAGCTCTTAATTGAGTTGAATAAGCATATAAAGCGTTTTGTCTAATTTCTTCAACAGTATCTCCGTTTCTACCTCCTACTGAAGGGTTTGGATTTGAAGAGATAACACTACTTAAAACAGAAGCTGATAAGGGCCCTGGGGTGTTTTTAAAATAAATACCTGTTGTATCTATATTTGTTAAGTCATTAGCATTTATATTTGATGTAATACCACCACCAACTAAGTAATTTACTGTTAAAGATCCTGAAGGTACCAATCCATACTCTTGGGTAAAGAAAGTAGATGCTTCATTATAATTATTAGTTAATAACGAAATACCAGGTACTGAACCTGATTCTATATTTCCAGCAGTTGGTATGATTTGACTATCCGTTTTATCTGTAGATAAACCAGCTCCAAATTCTAATTGTAATGTATTATCAGATAATATTCTAGAAACAAATCTTCTAGGAACTCTTTGTAATTCTAATAAATAAGAAACACCATCACTTCCTGAAGTAGGATTAGTAGCTTTTTTAAATACTGAAGACTGGGCTAAATAAGGGACTTCATACCATTGGTTACTATCACTACTAGTAACATTTAATATTTGTAGTATGTTAGAATCAGTAATTGTAGTAGTAGCAAACTTTTGATTAGATCCTACATTAATAGTAGTTGATTTAATTTCTGCAGATATTGCTGGGGATGATTTTTTAAATAAATAGTTATTAGAATCTATAAATGTTATTTCTGTACTTCCTGTATCAGTAAAATCTATTTGTTGTGTCGTTATAAATTTAGTACCGTTTGTATTTGAAGTTAAAACAGTATTAGCCGGAATTATAAGACCATAAGTACTATAATCAGGAGTAGTAACTCCTCCGTTATTAATAGAAGGAACTATTTGGTATACATCAACAGTAGTATTTGAAGCATATGACGCTTTAGGACGATAACCCATTACATATGCTTGAGCATATAGGTTTTCTTTTTCTTTAGCGTATAATAAGAAATTTTCTTGTACTTGAGTATCTAAATAAAATGACATAACATCACCAACATAAGATGCCATTTCAATAAACATATTACCTGGTGTAGCTTCAGAAAAATCATTATACGTTTCTGGAAAGTATGTTTTAGCATACTGTTGTAATGATGCTTTAAAATCTCCAAAATCTTTATTTAAATACGATATATTTTTATCTTCGTTAGCCATTATTATTGAAATTGTACTGTTACTTGGTCTGGGGTTTGTGATATATTAAGATAATAATCTATAGTTAAATCTATTAAATTACTATCTGGTGTTGGAACTAATTCAATATTAGTCACTGTTATTTCAGGAATAAAAATTGATATGCTATTTCCTAAACTAATAACTAATGATTCTATATTATTATTGGTAATTCCTTCAAATATAAATCTTTTTAAATTACATCCAAAGTTAGGATTCATTACTCTTTCACCTACATCAGTTAATAATAAATTAACTAAGTTAGATTTAATTTGATCCTTAGTAGTATAAGTTTTATTAAATACGCCGGGACCATTAAAAGGTAGTGATACCCCAATTGCAATATTCTTCTGTAAATCTAGTGGATTTACTCGTATCGTTTGAGGTATTGGCATATTATTCTAAATTTCTTAATCCTTGTTTATCCATTGGTGACATATTAGCAGCAGCATCAGCAATAAAAGCTGCAAACGGATTTACTTTTTCACCAGTAATCTCATCAACGGCATCGATTACTTTTAGTTGAGGTTGAGGTTGTTGAAAACCAAAAGCTTCACCCATTTTACTACGTAATGACGCTTTAACGTCTGGATTACCAGGCATTACGTCTGCACTAGTGTAGCTTATTACTTTACCTTCACGCAATGCTTTTTTCTCTTGTTTAACCATATGCTCTTCAAGAATGTATGGTAACTCTTCATGAATAGCATCAATTACGGCTTCTTTAATTAATTTTTTAAATACTTTGATGTTCATAATTATAAATATTTTATCCTTGTAAATTTCGTTGATCGATAATTAGTTTTAATTGGTCTACCAGATCGTTAGGATCTAAGGTAAATGAAAAGTCGCTTTTTAATACTTCAACTCCATCACGATCAATCGCAACTGCATAACGGCGTTTATTACCTTTTACAACAATGGCTTGTTGTACTCCTAATGTTTGTTCTTCTTTAATAGCAAATTTAAATCCTTTATATGAATCGAAATCCCCACCAGTCGGAAGAAAAGTATTAGATAAATCAGCAAGTTGTTGTTCATTTAAGTTTGTTGCTGATTGTGTATCCAATAATGCATTAACTTGTTTTAGTCTTTCAATTAAATCATTTAATTTAGCAATTTCATTTTCCAATATACTAACAGCAATAACTGCTACAACACTTATAGATGCAATTAATAAAGCTGCTCTATTTAAAGATTTAACAATTCTTGTAATTAAACTTACAGGAATACCAATACCAGGAGGCACAGCAGTTGGAATAGGAATAGCAGATAATACAGCTACTATTGCTGTAAATATAGCTATATATGTTGATATTTGTGATATTGTTTTTTGTAAATTGTCTAATTTTCTAATACTACTATTAATTAAAGTAATAGCGTTATTTCTTAAATTAGTTGCAATAGCAATAGTTTCAGGTGTATTTGCTTGTTCAATGTAAACATTTACTTGGTCTACTAACTCTTCTAATTTTGCTCTTTGAGATAAAACAGAAGCAAATTTATTAGCTAATTGTAATGCAAGAATAGGTGCTAATGTTTTAGCAGCGTTTTTAGCTACTTTTTTAGCTAAATCTCTTCTTGCTTTAGCTCGTTCAGCTCTATTTCTATTTTTTCTTTTTTGTCTTCTTAATTTACGTCTATTTAGCTTTTCCTTTATTCTTCTATAAGGATCAGCAATTATATTAGCTAAATCTTCTTTAAGCTTAGCATCTAATTGTTCTAATTCTCTTAGTTTAGTTTGATAAGCTATATTTTCTTTTTGAACAGCTAAATCATATTGTTCTTGAGTTATTTGTTTTTCCTTAAGTAATATTTCTAGTCTTTTCATTTCAGTACCATGATCAGACCATATTTTTATTTTTAGTTCTACTATTTCCTGTATTTGATTTTTTAATTCTTGAACTTTACCTAAAGCAGCAGATATTATTTTTTCTTTAGCTTTATTAATTAATTGATCTCCAAAAGTCTTAATAGCAGCTGATGATGATATTGTTTTAAGAACATCAGGAGAAACTACAGCTCCTACATTGATATTATTTGCCATTAAGCTGTAAAGTTTTGTTGTGATAAAATTCCTTCTAGATTATTGTTAATTCTATCAAGATCATTTAATAAACCTTCAGCAGCCATATTAATGTCTATAGCAGGAGCTCCTTCAGGTGAACCAACAACAGACGATAATGTACTACCAAAAGTATATAAACTATCAAGTAAATTTTCTAATAAAGTATTTAATCTATCACCCAATACTAATGGTTCTGTTGGTAAGTTATTATTTACAGTACCTAAAAAAACCGTATTACTATTAAGATGAACACGTTCACTAGCATTTAAATTAATAATATTTTTAGTATTTAACTCAATATTTGATTTAGCAAAAATCATTACTTCATCTCGTTTAGAATTTAATACTACCCTATCACTATTAATAACAACTTGAGAATTAAAGTATTTAGATACCTCTATAGGTTTAGTTAATGGATTTAAAGTTCCTGTTCTGTCTGTCTGTAAAGGAATTTGTTGTGTTGAAGATAAATAAATAGAAGAATTATCGTTGTTTATTTGTTCAACATGATATATTTCATTTGGATTATAATTAAATCCATTTGTTAAAATAGTAATAGGACTATCATCGTTCCCTATATTGCTCCATTCATTTAAATCACTATATAGTTTAGTTGTTGAACTAAATCTCAACCCAGCACCTTGTCTACCTTGTATAATATGATCACCTTCAAAAGATAATAAAGGTTTAATATTAGGATTTTCAATAAATGTAATCCCTAAATTAGCTTTATCTGAAGATGGTTGTGAGTTTTGTTGGTTATTACCCCATAAATTAATAGTACTAATATAATACTTTTGAGTTGAGGTAGAAGTAATTTGAGAAGCAGCTGAAGGTAATTCTTCTAAATAAACTAATTCCCCTAATATAGGGTAGTACTGGAATTGGGGGTATAATGGTTTAGCTGTTTTGCAAGTATTAAAAAAATTATCATTATTTTCTCCAGCAATATTTTTAGCTTGATCGTAATCAAGGTAAAATATAGTTCCTATACCACTATATCCTCCTGCTTTTTCAAACATAGCTTTAGTAGGAGTATTTTCAGTTGTAACAACACCATAAACTCTTCCTACCGAAGCTTTAACAGCGGGGGTAAAGTTATTTTTTCCTATTGATGAGACAACAGACGATAAATTTTCTCTTACTCTCATTTAAGCTTGATATTGTGGGGCTTGTTGTAATAATTTCTTACTATTATCTTCTACTTGTTTTTGTTCTTCTAATAAAGCATGGATTTCATCCATATTAATTAATTCTTCACCATTATTATTGCTTGAAGTAGCTGCACGTTGTGCAATAGCTGCCATCTTAACTAATTGTTCGTTATTTTTTACGTTAACATCAATTAAATCCTTAACAACAGGCATTAAATTTGTGGCATTCCCCACGTTAGCTGTCGCCATTGGTTTCATTGTATCAATAAAATCCTCAATCTTTTTATCAATATCCTTATTATTCTTGTGTATTTTCTTAAACAGGTCCGATAAGGACATACCATCAAATACTTCTACATCATTAAAATTAGCCATAATTGCGTTTATCAATAAATATGAATAATTAAATCTTTATATGGCCGTGCTTATAATATTCATTATACAGCTGGACATAGATGATTTTAAGTTTCTTAATAATTTTAGTAATCTGAGGAGTAGATACGTCGGTAATTTCGCGTATGTAAATGTATAATGCCTTTTTATTAAATATTTCTAATGTTTCACGTTTGCGAAATAATTCAACTATGGCGTCTGCTGTTTGAGCGTCTTGTTTCTTTGGGAATAACTTAAATAAATGAGTATCTATATACTTAATATATTGATCCATAAATCCATTTCCGTCTAACATATTTTCTATGTTACGATCGTTCTCATATAAGTGCATTTGATCCTCATCAGATTCATCCACATCAACTTTTTCTTGAAGTTTCTTATAGTTGTTTTCGTTATAAACGATTAAGTAACGTTTAGCAATAGTACCAAAATAACTAAATGCTTTACCCTTCTCAGGCTTATATAAATGAAGTTTCTCAAGCAGAAATGTAATTACCTCGTGCTTGAGTTCTTCAATAGTATCAGTATCGGTATAATAAAATTTAAACGTATGAATAATATTCTCGGCTAATTTATAAAAGCCATATTCAATACGCTCATTGTAAATGCGATTACGCTCAGCAGTATCAACTGTAATAAGATACTCAACAATAGCATCTTCGGTATCTTGAGTAAAATAGATACGAGGTTCTTTTGGTTTACGCTTACGCGGTTTACCTCGTTTAGTAAGTGCTAACTTATCGTCGTCAGCAAATATATCATAATTATCGTAATAAGACATAGTGATTTCCTAGTTTTACTCCCAATATATGGAAGGGAAATTACATAACCAAACTACTTTTGAGAAGTGTTAAAGTCGTTTATGATGTTTTGGATATCTCTTAAGTTAGTAAAGAAAGTACCTACCTCATCATCAGCTTGAAAAGCACCTAATGTATCTAGTTCTTTTAATTTAGCATCAGAATTAGCAATTATAATACCAATTGCATCGATAAATTCACGTTGTTGAACAACTGCTTTCTCTAGAGCATTATTACGTCTAATAAGTAAAACCGCTCCAACCACAGCTAATTCAATAACATGTATAATTAATATTGTTAACCACATTATCTAGCGAATTGTTGTGCAAAATTATCTTGTTCTAAAGATACAATTTCACGGATTTTTTCAATTTGTTCTTTTACTTGATCAATAGATTCTAATGTTTGATCTTGACCCATTCCTCTATTTACTTGAAACTGTACTTTATTTACACTAGCTTCTAGTTGTACTAATTTATCTAATACGTTGTCTTTAAATTTCATAATATATGTTTATATATAAATATACGTGCTTTCCCGTTCCCCAACCCCTCGCCGTTTTTTCCATTCCCCCATTTCCTTTTTCCCAACCCGCGTAGGTGGAAGTTACGAAAGATATTTTATACCTCCAAAGAAAAAGGGCAACTCTTTCGAGTTACCCAATTAATTCCAACTTACCAAAAAATATTATAATTTCTTAGATGGATCAGCTTTAGTAATAGCGCTGCTCATGCTTTGTAACTTTTGATACAATTCTGGATTTTTAGTTTTAAGCATATCTTGTGCTTTTAAAATAGCAGCACTGCTTAAACCTAAACCACCAACACCAGCTAAGATACCTAAAATATCCATTACTGGAGATTCTTCTAAAGTTTGCTCATCTAGTTTTTCTTTTTTTTCTTCGTCTTTAACTTTTTTCTTTTCAGCTAAAACGGCTTGTAATTCTTGACGAACCATTTCTTTTAATTCGTCTTTAGTCAATTTTTTCTTTTTGGATTCCATTTGATTTATTTTTGGAGATTGTTTTAAAATAGTATTAACTACTTCTAATTGTTTTGGTTCGTCAACAGTTACCTCAAAATATCCCTCTAATTTATTATCTACAACTTGGTCAGTATCTAAACCAACACCAGCCTTTTCCACACGGTTAAGGAAAGCAGCTTTATCTTCGAGTTTAATTTTAAATGTAGCCATTGTCAGTAATAAATATATGAAATTGAACAAAACATAGACCCCATTATAGTTTTGTGGCTACCACTCCAACTACCTAGATACGTATATACAATCGTTTAGCAACTAAAAAATGCCATATCGCGTGTAACATCATAAATCCAATAAATTGTAGTAAATTAATACCAACGATATTCATACTATAACGGTGGAGATGAATTAAGATTAAATGACCTAATAATCCTATTAAAATATTAATTGATTTCATTTGATTTATATTTTTTACCTATATTTTCAATAACAACGCGCGCATCATCAGATGATATTTGAAATCCTTCACGCTTAGGATTAACACGTACACCAATATCTTCAAGATGTGTGTGTATATCTTGCTCAAGCGAACGACCATCTGGACACTTATATGTGAATACCGCGTACCAAGGTGTAATTACACCCGTAGCTGAATTAATCTGCTTAACCCTATCGTATACTGTCGTGGTAGTAAAGCCAATCTTACATATACCTGGAATAGATGGGTTAACGAGAATGTAAATATAATGGGGGTGCTGTGGTATATCAGTTGGATCTATCCAGGCTGCGCCATAATATGTAATTTCTTCCCAACCTGGAGTATCATGGATGGGGGTAAGGGTGTAAGCAATAGCGCGGCGCATATTGTAACGTATGTCGCTACTGTCTAATGGGCGATATAGCTTAGCTTCATCGTGTGTAAGGAGTTTCATAACCTAATTATTTAGGTGGAAGATCGGATGGGGATTTTGCCTCAACAACCGATCCACTTATTATAGCGTGTTGCCATTCGTCGAGTGTTAATCCATATTGTGTTGCTTGTTGTTGGTGTTGGCGTAATGCTGCTTCGATAAATGCTTCTTTTGTTAGCATCATGCTGTCTTGTATATACTTTTGCATAGATTATATGTTGTTACGTATGATATGGGTACGTTTGTGTGTTTTATATGTGAATACATATATCCTTTTGTCGACGTAAAAAAGTGTATTAGAGGTAGTTTTGCGGTTTTATAAAGTAGTTCCAAAATGGGTTAAATGGAACTTCGCGAATAAATATGGGGTATATGCGTATATACTGTCGGGGCGTAGAGATCGTGTTTCTGTTGAACATACCCGTCTTTTTTTTGCCACAACCACGCGCCGTCGATGGACCGCAATTAGCATGGGAGCACTCCGCAATCAAACCGCTATCGGATCGCTATCAACCGATATCGTCCCGATACTTTCGAAGGCTCGGGCGTATGCCCGATGCCCGCGATTCTTTTTTTACACGCGCATTCCCACACGCACCTTCATGTTATTGTACTCGGCTGGCGTTTCGTCACCGTATCCGCCTGAGTTCCCATTATTATCACCCATACCCAATTCATTCAATATGGCTTGCGCCTCAGCTTTTGATACCCAACCATCACCGTCTACATCGTATATGTTTCCTACATAGTACATGTCGTTCATGTTCATTAATTCGTTTACGTTCATATTTAATTATTTAATTGTGTTATCAA